TATGCTCTTAGACATCCAAATAATTTGTAATTGATCTAGGGGTTAATAATTGATATGGAATGGGCAACAGCAGCTAGATACCCCGGAGGCAGGGGGTATAATGAATTAGAAAACACTGCCGCCTCTGTAAAATCAAATCATGGCATTTATAGATTGCAAGCATTAGCCAATCTTGTTAAATTATTTGATTGCGGAGTTTGGCAATGGAAACCCGGTGAAGTTGATAAACATACTTGGGGTTATTATCATTTTATTAATTTTAGTGGTACTAGTATTGGGCGAGCCTTTGATGTTTATATAGGCGACCCTAGAGGTCATTCAGATCCAAAATACCGTTATTCTCATGCAAATCAACAAGATAGAATACATTGTGCTGCATACATTCAACATCATTTATCTGAATATTTAACAGAAGGTATATTTAGCGGTGGCCCCGCAGGTCAAAATTTATCTGTTAAAAATGGTAAACAAGTTTCCGGCCTTGCTACATGGGGTGAAAGCACTTGGCACCATCATAATGATCACATTCATATAGCAGTTTAATACCGTTAATTAACCAAATAAAAAGGCCCCCATTTCTGGGGGCCTTTTCTTTACCTCATAAGGGCTATTAATTTCAGGAAAGACCTGAGATATCAAGCTTGGCTGGTGAGGCTGGGGTGACAGGGTTGCTGCCGCCCTTGACGATGCGTGAAAGGCCGCGAGCGTTAAGGATGAGCATGCCGATAAGTTCGTCCATGACCCAACCCTTCCAGAATGTTTCAACATTGTGGTTCTCTTCAACGTCAAGTGAGTACATGACGGGCATAACACCGACGTAATCAGGCTCAGCGGTAAGGAATACCTCGCCCTGTGGGACGATGATTGAGCGCTGGATCTGGAATTCACCGAATGTGGTGATCTTCTCTCCACCGAATACCTTATCCTTGAACTCAAAGCCAGTTACGTTGAGATCCCAGTTGTAGAAATCGCGAGCGTCAGCAGGGTGAATGATGACACGGCGAGCTTCAAGCTGGTTGATCTCGATCTGTGAAACAGCGCTGTAAAAGTCGCTAGGCTCAAGTGGGTTACCATCACCAATAAGGATGGTCTGCTCACCTGCTGAACCAGCGGCAATACCGGTCTGACGACCACCGGTTGGGCCAGCGCCAACTGTGTTATTGTTACGTGCAGTACCAAGCTCAGCAATAGCAGCCTCAAGAAGAAGGATAAGACGGGCGTCCTCCTGCTTCTGGATTGCCTGACGGCTCTCGTCCTGTGCGTACTCAACAGCGTTTACACGAAGGTAGTACAGATCTTCCTTACGGATACGTGGGAACGTAGCGATACGGAAAAGCTGAGGGAATGCCTGCTTGCCTTCGAATGGGGTGATCTTAACTTCCGAGTCGGTCTGGTTAAGGATATAAGCCCTGCCCAGATCGTCAAGGATGTCGTAAGGCATAAGGGGACCGCGCTCAAGAGTATCTTCAATAAGAACATTACGAGTAATGCCCTCATAACGAAGACGAATCTGAATGGGACCGATCATACCCTGACCGATGCGACGCATAGCATTGCTAGAATCCTTAAGGATTGAAGCAAGCTTCTGAGTCTTGGCTTCCTTAGTAAGCTTAGGCGCGTTAGCAAGCTTAGCTTCGTAGTCAGCCGATGAAATGGCCTTGCGTGATGTTAATTCAATTGACATAATGTATCATTCTCTTTCTTAGATCGCAAGATCCACTAGGATACGGTTTGCTTCCTTTTTTACAAGGTAAGCAATAATAGTGTTGCCCTGTCCGGTGGCTGATGTTAAACGACCATCAGTGCCAGCATAAAGGGGGGTACCTTTACCTGAGTTGCTATTACCTGTAACATCTGTTGCAAGAGGCGTGATGGTGCCATAAGCGGGAGAAAGGATCTCAAATACTGAGTCCGGACCACGCCAAACGCCAACCTCATTCTGAAGACGGTCGCCATTAAAACCTTCATCAAAATCTCCGCCAACAAAGTTGGCAAGAAGACCAAATGGGCGCTCTGTGCTATTGCCATAAGCAATAGTTACGTCTTCACTGTTACCAATACGAGTGACAACCATACCGGGAAGATATGAGTTATTGCTTTGATAAGCCTTACCAGCATCCGTATTAGTGCGGTTTGCATCAATCGAGTAAGTTAACTGGACGATTGATCCAGTAGTACTATCGCGTAATGATGAATGCAGAGACGCAGCATACGGCGTAGCCTGAGTCTGAGCATAGACTGGCCGACAAGTGCGCTTCTGATACTTATTGCTTAGATTCTTTAGTCTTAGCATATTTTAGTATTCCTATTTCTTGTTTGTTTGATTAGTTTCACGCCTTGTGGCGCTACGCCGTGTCAATTGTTTTTTGACGGCGGTAAGTAAAAATAAAGTAATTTAAAATAAATTACTATTCTCTTTACATGAAGAGTGCGGAATCCTCCGGCTCTTCGGATTGCGACTTAGAAACCTCAACTGCGGCTCCCTTGGCCATTGACGGAAGTCTTTTGGCCGTCTTTACCGCCTTCTTAAGACCCGCTGTCTTTACGCGATCTGCGTAATTAAGCGAAGCTTCAACAACTGAAGGCGCTGCCTGCTCAAGCTCAGCAACACGCTCATACTTACGAGCGGGATCCAAAAGCCCAAGCTCAATCTCAGTATCAGCCAGCTTGAAAGCCGCCATGATATGAGCAGAACTATCCTTACCAAAAGCGTAATCTTTAGAATCAACGCCGGTTGGATGGAATTCTTTACTATTCTGATCCGAATCAAAATTTGTGTCAGTAGTCGGATCTTGTTGACGAGTCACGCCATTGCCATCAGTTCCAGTCCAAGTTTTAGTTGGTCCTGAGTCCTGAGTGGTGATAGTGTGAGGTCCGCCATTTGAGACATCAATGCGCTCATCAGCGTTACCCATAGGATCGGCTGGTGAAACACCATTAACGTCAGCGGTACGAACATCGGACACAACCCATGAAGAAGCCTTTGCTGCTGGCTCATGCATTGAAAGTGACGTAGAGCTATCAGAATTAAATACCTGATAAGAACTAATGTCAGTTACGGGGTCATGCTGTCCAAGAGAGTCACCATCATTGGCACCAAAGGTGTCAGTGTGGATTGCCTCAATATTTTTGCTATGTTCATCGCCTTGATCAACTTCAACAGTTTTATCTTCGCCAAGACCAACTCCAGAAATGCCACCAATGTCGGTGACACTAACCTGAGTCTTAGCAGCAGATGCGCCTTCATTCGAAGCGTCACCAATGCCACCAATACCTGTTACATCAGTTCTGTAATCAGGCTTAGCGACGGCTGGTGCTGTTGACATTGCGTCAGCGGTGTGCTGTGTTTCCATATTATTCCTCTTATTTTTTCCAGCAGCCGCAACAAAGTCTGATGCGGTGCGAACTGATGATGTTTTTGGTTTATCTTGGTCCTTAATGACGACCTCATCCTTTGGCTCATTCGAAGCGGGTGCTTGAGTGGACAAAAGAGGCTTCTCATTTTTGTTAATTTGAGAAACCCTGTGATCGGCATTAGTTAAGTGAGCGACAGTAGGCAATTTTTTAGTACTATCAGTTTCAAGATGACTAATTTCTTCTTCATCTTTATCTTTATCGTCCTTAGAATCATGATCGTGATCCTTATCATGATCTTTTTCTTTTTTGTCCTTGCGGCGCTTCTTAGCCTTCTCTAGATCGGGATTATCAAAACCTTCAGGCTCAGATTCCCACCCGCATACATCACATTGCGGGCCTTCCATGTCAGATCCGCAAACTTCACAGACCTTTTCCTTACGAAGTGTGTCAATGGCCTCAGGAGCATGAGTATGCTCTGACTGAGGCTTAGGATTACCGGATTCATGCGCAGAACCCAATTTTTCATCCTTTGAATGGCCTTCTTCTTTGCCAATAACTGATTGCGCCCAAGAGCGACCAGAATCGCCGCCCCAAAGCATCCAAGCGGTCTTCCAAGGAGAATTACCCTTGCCGCCATCATCTGGGCGAGTCTTATCATGACGCTCAAAGAAAGAATGCATACGCTTGACATGTTCAAGGCTTAGAGCCTTGCCTGAAGCGATATCATGAGCGCGACCCTTGGTTGCAGACTCAAGACCATCGCCAGCCTCGCCAGCCTCAACCATTTCAAGACCACGACGAGCATTATTCTGAACTGACTCTGGTGGAGCAAAACCTTCAGACGCAAATTTATTCATAGAAGCTTCCTTATGCTTTTCAATCCAAGTTTTTTGTTTTTCTTTAACATCTTCATTCTCAGTCTTATCAAGATTACGAGCAAGCTCTTCTTCGGTGTAAGGCCTTTCTTTGACACCTTTTTCATGCTTGCACCTAGGACACTCCCCAGAAGTGCCGCAATCTGGACAAGCTTCCTTTACATTTCCTAAATGCTTAATCTCGACCTCTGGCAAGCCGTGAATATCATTTTCTGTTGTGGTCATATCATCCTCATTGCAATTAGAGCAAATGCCAAGCTCAACAATATGACGATTACCATGCTCATCAGGCTCGCCATGAGGGTCATGAATATCGCCGCAACGAGAACACTCGCCAGAATGATTCAATGCCCTCTCAGCGGTCTTTTGCGTAGAACTACGAACCTCGCGGATAAGAGCAGTCTCATCGGCGGGGTCAAATACTGC